GTATAAATCAACAACAGTTTAAATCATATCAAATTACTTCACCCTAACCTCCAACTAAAATTGTACATGTTCAGGCCTGATCCACTGTATTCAGGGGGATAAAGCTCTTCTTCTCTTTCTTCAGCTTCATTAACTATGCACATCATTTTGTTTATTAAGTCTTTTATTTCCTCTTCAAATATCTTAGTTTGTGTGTCTGATATGCCTACTGCTGCACCACTGATCATATCTATAATTACAGAGCAAACTGAAGCCTCGTTTTTTCTAGCAATAGACCTTAGATTTTTTGATAGCATTTTAAGGCTGCCAATCATAAAATCTTTATTCACTTGTGTCATAATAAGAGACTCAGTGATTAAAAGGCCCCATTTTCCATTTAAAAGTGAATTGCCTTGCTTATACTCTCTCTTGTATGTTGTAGCTCTCTCTATTATCCTAGTGGGGTTTTTTGTACTTATGTTCATATCTAATTTCATTTTTTTAACTTCAAGGCTTACATCTGCAACTTTTGTGCTTTTAAACACTTTTTTAATCATAGCATCCAAACTCCCTTCTTTATCTTCCTGATTTTTTGAGTGTTCGTTTATTAATTGTTTGATATTTCTAAACTTTACAGTGGCAGCTTTATTTGATGAGCATATGGCTTTCAAATCTTTTACAACAGTTTCTGGTAAATTGAATTCCTTTGTGAGCCAAACAATTAATTCATCATTGTAGGTATCACTGGATTCAATGTTATAGTTTTTTTCAATAAGTTCCAACCTTGGAGGGGCAGATAAATCCAAAGTAAATGTTGTATCCAGCATTCTTAACCGATGGTCATGGGGCATCTCAAAAGCTTGTGTTTGATAGTACCTATCAAATTTAGCCAAATCCTTTATGATTCTGGGCATATCTGAAGTGTAAGATCCTTTCAAAGAGTAATTGTAAGCGAAATAAATTTCAACTCCTCTTGGCCCTTTTAAATACAATGTCTTGCAGGGCAAAAATGGTATGATATACCTGCATGCTATAGCAATGTTTTGCCTTCCGGTCGGTGAGTTGCATAATGAAGCTAGTTGATTACTAGTCTTACATAGAAATACTTTGTCGGATTTATTTTTCTTTTTTATTACCATCTTTATTTCTTCATCTTCTAAGTAATCTTGAAGGCTCACTTTACTTTGCTGCACATCTTCTCTGCTGAAATTAAACCCTCCTAAATCATTCTGGATAAGCTCCCATGCACTTAAATTCAGCTCTTCTTCTGGCGTGAAACTCATCTGGAAGCAAAGCAAAGGGTTTAATGCACATAAGGCCGGTGCACTGCGGTCAACATATCGGATATCTTCTGAACTTTCTAAACTTTCAAATTTGTAATTACGTATACAGTTAGAAGGTGTCCTCAGAACATTGTCATCATTCAAGCCATACTGCTCAAAAGCGATATGCAGTTTAGCTGTAAGTATCTGCCAATCATCCTCATAAATAGGATGTCTAGGGAAATTCTTTAAAGAAGTTTTCCTAAAATAGATTGCAAATTCTGTAAATGCTACCCTATCAGCATGTATGAATTCTATTATTTTATGCAATATTCCTTGCTTTATAGTGACAGCCTTATAACTTGTTAAATGTGATGTTTCGCCACTCATATATGGCTCCCAAAAATAATAAAGGAATTGGTCCAAATTTTGAAAAGTTTTCTTAGTCAATTCCCAAATTTTTATTTTCTGTACATCCTTCATCTTCCTGTAACCTTGGTAGCAGGCAGATATGATCAAAGTATAGTAGTCTACTAGTATGTAATTGGGTGTATCCTTTGCATTGAATAGCTCAAACTCTTTAGGGTCACCAATCTCAGGCAATGTCACAATGCCTGTATTATCCTTAAGCTGTGAAGTTAAACTTATCAGTAATTTTTTGGCTTCATCTGTATCTGCAGTGGATATTTTAGCTCTCAGCTTCATTAAGTCTTCATTCATCGTATCATAGTACAAATAGAGGGCTAGGTTGTCTTTGCGGCTTTTAGGCAGTATCCCTTCCAGCTCTTTTAGTCCAAGATTCTCGTACATTGTAGGGAAGATGTCCTCATCATATTCCATCTTATTTACTATGTCTGACCAAATAAAATCATTGATATTGATTTTTTTCTGTTTACAAGAATAAAAAAGTTTGTAGAGATCTGTTGTCAAAAAATTGTCTATTATTTCGTCTTTTTTATAATTGAAATCTTCAACACCACCATAATCTCCTGAAGTCAGTATACCAAAAAATCTGTCTTTTGCACTGAAAGGCACTTCTTCCCAATCTATACATTTGAATAAATTGGCTTTGTTTTCGTGGAATACAAGAGAATCAAACGTTGTTAATTTCCTGTTTACGTGGTCAAATTCTATGTAATGCTCACCAGAGTGATAATTATGCATAGTAAGCAAGTTGTGTATTGAAAGGTCCAGATTGCTACTCATTCTAGTCTGTTGGATACCTAGTGCTATGTTATTTCCTGTGTGGTAACCAAGGTCACCTGACATTGATACGCCGAAGTAGATATCTCCTTCTTTCGGTGTGACTGCCCTAAGATACTGCAGATTATATTTTTGGAGAAGTAAATCAAAATAAACCTGTGCATTGTTACTGAAATTGAAAGGAATATTTTCTTTGTGTTCAACTTCAATTATATCTCTATTTTTAACGTGAATTCTCATTATGTGGTGGTCCAGCGATATATCAAAGGTGCCATTACCGACCCACTCATCTCCAATCCTAGCTTGTTTCCCTACCCAATATGCCCATTGTGTAAAAGTAGACAAATTTATTTTCTTAGGCTCAATTGAAGTCAATAAGTCTATGAATTGCCATGTTTCTGGTGCAGGATTTATGAGTTTCATCCTTTCGTATATATTGCTAACACGTGTTAGACCTTCAGGATCTATATCCTTGGAAACTAACATATCTGCCAGCACATCATCTCTGCATCTAGCAGCGATTATGTAAAAATAGTAAATTACTATACACTTCTTTATCTTTTCAGGTACTTCATGTTGAACACTGCCTTTGTCATAATAATATGTTTGAGAAGTGCTCATCTGTTTTGTTGAGTGGAAATTGTTTAAAAATAAGTGATATATGCCATTATAAGATGAACCTGCTCTTGATTTTGCAGGTAATGCACAGTAAAAATTCTTAACAGTGTTCGTTGATTTTTTCATGAAATCTAAAAAGTTCTTTATAAGTTGTAAATCAAAAGGTACTCCTATATTTTGTAAGAAAGTGCTCATAGTTTCTAATTCTGTACCATAGCGTTTATTTGAATATGTATATTTGAGTAGTTCAGGTCTGCAAATACTTGCAGCCAAATGCAAAGAATTGTACTCACCGATAGGACTTTCAACAAAATCATTAACCTGTATTGTGGATGGTTTAATTGTGTAACCTGATTTGCTTGTAAACCGGACATTACCTAATTCTTCAATAAATGTATAAAACTTCATGAAAGACTGGAACATAACTCTAAGCACTTTCTCTATAGGTGTTTTTGTTGGATTGCTTTGGACAACTTTAAGCAAAAATTGGTTTATAGAAGTGAGGCCTGTTTTTAATGTGATGTGTTCTCCTGTACTCATGTACAAAGAATCATAGGCCCTTTTAACCTCATTTATATTCAAAAGCGCTGTGGCGAAATCTGCGCTATTCATTTTAGATTTAAACCATAAAAGATTCAATCTTGAATGCCTAGTTTTATTGCTTCCAAAAAACCACTCATTATCCTTGAAATCAGGAAGTTTGATCTTATTTTGAAATTTCCTATATGCAACAGGACTTCTTATCACATTACAGTATTTCAACCTAACAGTGCCATCAGTGAGGTCAAAATCTAAGTATTCAGAAGCTGCAGTCATGAGTTGTCTATAGAAAATATTATTATATATACAGATGCGTGCCTCATCTACACCTGCACCATGAGATAAATAAAATGTAGGCCATGTATTTGCAAACCCACCCATGGCTGGCAACTGTGTATCGATATTTACTCTGTAGAAATTGCGGTACATATTAGAACATATTATTTGGCTCTTGTAAGCCTGTGATGCAGTTGCACCATTCATTTGCAACTCTATGGATTTGGATACAACTTGCTTCATATCTGAACTCAGTCCTTGTCCTGAGAAAGTAAGAGAGATATTGGAATAGAACTTAGGCAGTAATGGCAATAACTCATGATTCATATATAATATAGAAACTAATTCAAAATAAACTTTACCAACGGCACACTTTTTGTGGCTCATAAGGTGATTCAATCCTTTCATTATAACTTCATAATTTTGCAAAATTCTAGTGACCAGTTTGTCTGTGCTTTCGCTCCTCTGTATGCTCAATCTACCACCACTGTCATCAGAATGTGCAAACATATCAAGATTGCACCTTAAATTTTGCACTGCCATGTCATACTCTATTTGTTGTTTAGCATAAATTTGACCACCTGCATGAAGCAGACTGCTAAGCATATTGAAGATCCCCATAACGAAGCTATAAGGCATATTGAACTTATGGCTTTTTTTCTCTTCATCCTCAATCATTAATTTGGCCAACTCTACATTCATAGGATTGCTAGCAAAAACCTTGTACACTTCGCTCCTGGTATGGATTTCCTTGGACCTATGAACATGGAAATAATTAAAAACTGAAAGAACAAAATCACGTGGCAAGACATCCTGCATGCCTAAAATCATATACAAGTACTTATCAGGGTTTGATCTTGGGGCCCATTTCCTGCAATCAAGAGTCAAGTAGTAAGTCTCATAATCAGCAGATCTGTATTCAAAACACTTCCTATGTATTAGTCCTGCACGTCGTGCAGAAGGCACACTAATGAGCTCATTGCCAATGAATTCACATATTAATTTGAATAATTTTTCTATAGGATATTGGTAGGCTTTTGTATTGTAATCCATGACATAAATTTCACGTGGACCTCCTCTCTGCACTTTATCAACAACATGCATAATCACTTTGCATAAAGGAATGTCTGTTTGCACACTCAGAAAAGTTTCGTTCAATTCCGTTAAAGCCTTGAGCCTCTTCTGTTCATCCTCGATATCCAATGCTGCATATACGTCCTCCATGCCCTGATCAAGGAGTTTTTTGTAAACAACATAATATCCCTTAGATCCAAAGAAATCTGTACCTTCATCTCTAAGGCCATGGTTGTTTGCCATACTATCTATGGGCTCCGCTAAGATATTATTCCAAGCTGTATTTAAACGTGCACTGGCATTATTTTTCCTTAGTTTGGCTGATAGCATCTTACCCACAACATAACAAACTTCAGGACAAAATCCAAAGTCATCCAAAGATAATTTATCAAATTCTGCCAAGGTGTAATCGTGCTGATCATTTGCGTTGATAAACTGCTGATGTGTCTCTAATATGCTTTTCAAGTTCCCGGCCTGCTCTATAGTTTGATTGAATAACCCTTTAGACATCATATAAGTCGAATAGATAACATAAGTTAAGTCATCTATATTATGTATATACCTGCCTGTGAAAGGATGTCTGATGAAAGAGTTTTTAAACACTTCCTCATCATTGGTTTCATGTGTGGACCATTTACGTATTGTTTGGAAGTAACCCATGTAATGATCAGCAAAGCCATAACGAATGGCATGGTCGAAAGCACTATAACAGTGCCCTGCAAACTCTTTTACCATATCTGCAAGGCGTGTATATTTAGCCAAAGGGTTAACACAAATATACCGCAAATTATGCAAAGTGATTTCAGTTTTCCTCCTGTTGTGTAATAAAAGGAGAGCAGGAAAATCAATCATATCATGGCATACGGCGGGGGTGTAACGTTCACGCAAACTACTATAATTTAAGAGGTATTTGTAAGGTGCTGCTTGCATATCAAACAATGCTGATTGAGTTATTTGCATCCAAGGTGTTTCGTCAAAATAAACACCTTTAGAAGTGAAAACACTAGGATTCCATTCTTGTAAATGATCACTGCAAGGGTAAATGAGCTTGAATATCTTGGTTCTTCTAGTTGTTGTGATTTTCTTCCCACCTTTAACAGTAAGTATAACATTAGTCAACCCTAAATTGTCAAATTTAACATAGTTGCTGTTAAATGATTGATTTGACACAGCCATGAGCGAATAAGCCAATCTAGACATGAAGACTAAGGCATTGAAAATATTTGTAACAGCAACTTCATGATATGCTGTGCTAAGTTCTTTGAGACACATTTCCTTCATTTTCAATATGCAAGGTGCATCATATTCATTGTTAGGCAAATCAAACCTAAATTTGACACTATCAGAAACCTGTTTGCATAAACTGGCTATTGATTGCAAGTCCTTCTGCTCCCCTCTATAAACTTTATAGCCTCTATTTTTTTCCCACACTGTTTCATTTTTAAACAAGGTCTTCTCTGCTGAGGTTATCCTTATGCCTCTTGTAACTTTGGATTGGTCAACAACCTTCAAATAAGACCTGCGAGCTTTTTCCATTGATAATTTAGCAGCAATAATATCTTGTGCTTTATCTCCTGAAGCTTGGAGTGCGATCTTATATTTACCTTTGAAACCGCCAATTAACTTTGATAGTACCCCCAAGGAGGATTTATAGGCTTCCTTCAATGCAGCCTCACGTTCAGAAAATTCCGTGACTCTTTCATGGTATTTCATATCTTTCTCTCGAACAGACACAGATTTTATGAATAAGCTTGAACAATCATTTATATTCAAATGGCTGAATTGTAGGCCATTTGTATAATGTATCTCAGTAGATAGCCTAGAATCAAAAAAAGAAATAAAGCTCCTTCTCGGTGATATAATGACTTTATTGCCAACTGCATCACTGTTATACTTAAGTTCTAAAGTCTCCTTATATTTGACAAGAGACCCTTTCACATCAGCCTCATTCAACTCAAATGAGATTCCATCCATTGTGAGGCTCATTACCTTCTTGTCCAACATGTTGCTATCTTCTAGGGTTATGAAATTGAGCATCCTAGGGTTATAAAATGACGCATGATGATCTACACGTAAGGAATCCACCTTAGAACCATGGTCCGTAAGGCGCCCTATGTCCACCTCCCTTATTCTAGTTTTAATAAGGACTTCTTCCTTACCTGATATGAGAGTCTTAAATTCATTATAAAACAACCCTTCATCTGTTTTCAACCTATTACAAAAGAACCCAGTTTTACCGGCTCGGTCTTCGTCATGTGTTGTGCCTATCCACATAAATCCTGTTTTGGTTTTCTTAAATTTATAATGGGAACTATCATTGAAATTGTAATCGAAAAAGATAGCTTTGAATCTGTAGTAAGAAAACTTCCGAACAAGTACTGCCCGATAGAACCAACTATCCTCTTTCATATCGTATTTAGAAAGTTCTAATTCCCCAAAAGGCAGTGCCCTATTAGAATTGACTTGGAAAGTTAAAGAAAATAAGTAATTGAATTCTGAATTCAAAAAACTACTGAACTTGAACAATTCTTGTTTAGCACTGACCTCTAAGACAAACCCTTGCTGCTCCCAGCTCTGTGCATTTGTTTCAAAATCATCCCCCGTTGAATAGGCAACAGGATAATACTCAACATTATAACCCAAATTCTGTAAGTCCCTAATCTCAGGGTAATATTTTGAGGTTTTCAGATCAAACCCCTTCATAAAATTTGCCCGCAGCTTATTAGCAACAATAGTGAATTCAAAAATGACTGCCTTTTTTGAATTTTCCACATCAGTAAGTGAAACAAAATCTGGTGTCCTATTACTCGCTATCACATCTATCTCTTTTTCATCATCGAAAAGACATGCATAACCAGACACACTGCGGAGGAAAATATAATTAAAAACATTATGTCTGAAATGGAGGTAAACTCTCAAGAATTCAATGCAATCAGAACTTAGATCAGTCATGCTACTAAGCATTTGTAAGTAAATATTGCAAGTGAACAACATGTTAAAAAGACAATCATAAGCAGGCTGATGACCTTTGAATTGGTTCATAAGCAAGACCATTAGATTGAAATTATTTTGCGTTATCTCTTTTGGTGTTCTACAACAGGATGTCTCCCCTTCCTCAGCCCAATCAAGTTCAGGGTAGTGAACTTCACATTCATCATCTTCTTCTTCTTCTGAATCCACTTCACTCTCATCTTTCTCATCAACAGAATCATTCAAGTCCTCATTGTCGATGTCTTCTGCAGGTGCGAGTTGCACTTGTGTATCGCTGTCATGGCTGCTGACTAAAAGCGGTGTCAACTCCTCATACATTGAGGGCTTTACTCTCTTGTACAAAACAAGATTTCTCCATACAAAAAAATATTTCTTTGCTAACTGAGAAGCTTTTGCATCCTGCTGCATCTTCTTCATAAGGATTGATTTAGATGATAACCTTTTTGACAGCCTAATTATGCAAACCAAAGCAAGTACATAGCTTGACAGAGTTAGGTTTGGTATTTTTTTATCTGATTTTGCAACTAAGCGCTTCAGTTTGGCCAAAAAAAGAATGCATCGGAATGCAACTGCAAACTTTGGAGAGTTAATTAAAACAGGATCTGACCAATGGCAGTCACCTACTAAGCTCAATCTAAGCTTAGGATAATAAGGCTCTTGACATAATTCAATCTCACGCGAATTATATAATACAGAGAAGCAAATCCCATGCAAATTTAGGAATTTCCATATCTCGTAATAATTAAACCAACCTGACCAATACCTATTCCCAAAATGTTCAAGAAAGCTACAAGGTTTCAAATCAATGACCTGCATTATTGCAATAATTGCACAATCACCTTGAGGAAGAGGGGGGCAGGTAACATGGCCAACAGCCCCACAACTCACAGCAGTGATGGACACAGCTGGACTATAATCAACGGGAGGATTGGCCTCTTTTACTTCATTAACCATTTGATTAATACTAAAAGTTTGGTTATAATGACCAATCATATGGGCTGTTTGACTTTCAGTAGTAATAATGGCATTGCAGTGTCCACATGTGAAAGCCATTTTGATGTGTTAAAGTAATTTAGATGAATGTTGATTTTTT